GGCAGCAGCCGGCGTAAAAACAAACAAAGCTCTCAAAGAAAAATTTAAGTCAGCCAAGAACGATGGCGATGAAATGAAATTAGGACAGGGTGGAGATCAAGATAAACTCCTTGCACGACTTGCACAAAAAAAAGTTGTCGGGGCGAAAGGACTGGGACGAACCGCCCAATATCGCCTACGTTTTTGTAAAGGTCATTTGATTCATGTCCGTAACGAGTTTCGAAAAATATTCCAAGCTATTTTAGATACACCGGAAGGTCAGCGAGCAATGAAAGAGCATATTATAGAAGTATGGAAAAAAATAGCAAGTCCCATTTATTGGTTTAAAGTTACTGGACAGGGATCGACACCGATACTTAGAGCGCGTTCACGTAGCGACCCACATAAGCGAGAAGAAGGGTATAAAGCTGAATTTATAGATCCAAATGAAAGCCGCGCGATGGTTTTATTAAAAAACCCGAGCTCAATAATTCGTATTTACGACGCCGGGGGGGAAGATACGAAGGTCTCATTCTCCTTAATTATTACCTTGAGAAAGGAAGAAATACCGCTGATACAAATTAGAGTAAAGAAAGAAAGTTACATGGGTACTTCACTAAAATTAAGTGGTGAAAGATGTGCAGGAGGAATATGCAAAGGCGGGGGCAAAGGCGGTGGCAAAGGCGGCGGTGGCGGTGGTAGCCGCAAGAAGAGGGGTGGTTCGAGAAGAAAAAGGCGCACGAGGCGCAAAAGACGCACAAGGCGCACAAGGCGCAAAAGGCGGCTCACGCGTAAAAAAAGGCACCATGTTCGCAGGCGCCGTCGCAAAACACGCAGAAAAAAAAAGTATTAGATTATTATATATGCCTAAAAACACGCGCGTTTATCGCTGTGTTGAAAAATTAAGGAGAAAATATGGATATCCGGGTGCCATTGGTATTTGTCAACGATCTACCAAACAATCTTATATGACTGGACGCTCACTAAAGAAGAGAAAACGCAGAAAACGGCGTAGAACCTATAAAAGGCGTCGTCGTAGAAAATTACGAAAAAAACGTGGGGGTAACGGATCATCCTCTTCAGCTGCGGGACCTGGATCTTGGATTAATGAATTATCAACGCGAGGATCTACGTTGACACCATCGCAACCATCTTCCCAAAGCTCGAGTAATCACTCGTCAACAGAATCGAACTGGTTTTTTCAGGGACAACAGAGACCGGGCGCCGATTTATCTGGCCACGGGGTAGGGGAAGATATTCAACTTCTACATGGATGTGAAGTTGCAAATAGAAGATGCGATTGTATTTTACCATGGAAAACAGGTATTTGTACGTATGATAAAAAAAAAAGAAGAATTTATTGCAAATGTCAGAGCAAGTTTCAACGCGAGCGTAAAAAAAGGACCCGTCGGCGCCGGCGGCAAAAATAATAATATTTTATAAAACATTCTAAAATATTATTTAACATCCGCCTCGCAAACGCAAGACAAGATGCAAAGTGCTTTCCTTCTGAATATTATAGTCGCTTAGCGTGCGCCCATCTTCGAGCTGTTTACCAGCAAAGATCAGGCGCTGCTGGTCAGGGGGGATCCCTTCCTTGTCCTGAATCTTGGTCTTGACATTATCGATGGTGTCGCTTGGCTCCACCTCCAATGTAATGGTCTTTCCTGTGAGTGTTTTTACGAAGATCTGCATGGTTATGTATGTAACAAATATAATATTTTTAAATCAATTTTATAATTTATGTTTGACGTACCATTTATATTTATGCCCCATATTATCAAGAGCTGAACTAGCTAACCATCCTAACGCAAAGAAAAAATTATCGCCCAGATATGAATTAATAGGTTTATCAGCTTCATCTTTCCCACCCGGCCATTGGAAAATCCACTGTTTTCGAAAATAAGTATTAATAAAACGCATTCCAGCCTTGGTATTTTCTACATATTCAAAAAAGATATGACCAAGAAGTGCAACAACAAAGGGAACGTACCAAAAATACATAATAACGCCTGATGCGAAATGTAATAAACTATATTGATCTGCAAATAAATGCCCCATTATATATTTTGGAGAATTTATTTTATTTGGAAACTGGAGCACGGTGCGCTTGATGAAAGTTAATTTTGGGCATGCAATGAAAAGAAGTTTGTTGGCGTGGAGTAAATATCATAAACAAGATAATAACTACAAGAGTAACTAGGAGAATCATATATGTATTACAGAGATATTCTTCGTTTCTGTTGTACTATTAACTCCTTTGCCGCCCGAAAAAATGCCACGCCATTCCCACAAAGACAAACATCATTGCTACGACCCAACCTTTGTTTGCATCTGCATATTGGATTGTGCGTCCAATGGGACTATACTGCCCCCCAGTAACCCATTGGTATGCGGTCATATACGTTTGGCGATGATATACACCCAGAGCCCAATTATAAGCATCGCTGACAATTGTGAGGAAGGTAAACAGAATAGCTAAAGTAATTAAATTATTTTTTAAGAAAGCGGATGATTTTTTAATAGTAGCCCAAGCAGCGGGGAGCAATGTAAAAGACAATATGGATATTACTAAAAAAAGTGCAAAAATTTCGAACATATATATGATGGTTAGAAATAAATTTACCACATCCATCGTCGTCTTCGGGGTCCGAAGCGTCGTCTGCGGAAAGGAGGGCGTCTATAACCAAAGGGTGCCCCCACACCACCAGGTCTCCGCACAACGACAATTTCTTGTGGAGGTGGAGGTGGATTTACGGATCTTTGTTCTTGTAAGATGAAATAAAAGAGAACTAATATTAACGCGACGCCCAGAAGGAGTTGCCCGTTTTTCATATATAAAGTATGGATATATAAAATTGTTCATACTTTATTGCTTAGTTGGAGTAGGCGAGCCCACCCATTCCGCTCATGACGCGGAGAACGTTGTAGTTGGTAGCGTAGACGGCAACGCGGGCAGTGTCCTCTCCCCCGATGGTGTCGTTGCTGAGCACAAGCTGGAGCGTGGCATTGTCGATGCGCGACATATTGCACGTGCCGCTCGGCTGGTGCTCCTCCGGGCGCAGGGCGAACGAGTAAACGTTGATACCCGTGTCCGGCGAGCGTGTGTGATGTTGGTAAGGCTGCACGGTATCGAAGTACGTTCCTTCGCGCTCACTGAAACGGTCCTGTCCGTTAAGTTGGAGCTTGGCAGTCACAACCGGGTTCTCTCCCCAGCAGTGCATGTCAAGGGCGGTCTCCGCCAGCACGAAGGCACCAGCGTCCGACACAAGGCTCTCGGTGTCGGTGCCGGAGCTGAGTGGCGCACCCGAAGTCGGGTACCAGCCGTCGTAGTAGCTGGGTCCCCAGTGGCCATCGCCAGGGTTGCCGTCGGCGCCGTCTGACGACACCGATATCGCACCAGGGTCCACGAAGAGCCCGCTCACCACGAATTCTCCCGAGCCCGCGGTCATTGGACCGGCGAAGGCGTGGTAGGCATTCGGGAGCGCGTCAATGCAGTCCGTGTAGTTCCACGGCTGCACGCCGAGCGCCTTGTAGAGCTGCTCACCCGTCTCGAACTGCTTGCAGCAGTCGACGAAGTAATCCTTCTGGACGGTGAAAATAAGCTCCTTGCACGGGTGGTTGAAGTTGAGCTTGATCTTGTTGCTCGAGGAACCGACAGACTCGTAGCCAGTGAACTGGAGCTGCTCAATGAGGTACTCGTGCGGGTTCTGGGCCATGCGGCGGCGCTCGTCGGTGTCAAGGAAGACGTAGTCGACGTAGAGCGAGGCAGCAACGAGCGATTTAGTGTAGGCACCCTTCGTGGTCTTGTTGCTCGTCCCGTGTCCGCCGGCGCCAGAGAGCACGTCGACAGCCCACAAAAGGCAGTCAAGTCCGTTCAACTCAATGTTAATCTTCACCTCGTGATACTGGAGGGCGATAAGCGGAAGCGCGAGACCCGGGTTGCGGCAGAACCAGAACTGGAGCGGCACGTAAAGCGTGGTCTCCGGAAGCGAGCAGCGCGGCACGCACGTGTTGCACGGGGCGCCAGTGTTGCACGGGATGTTGACCGTCGAGAACGATGGGTCCGTCAAGTAGGTGAGCTGCGTGGTCTGCCCAATCATCTTGTTGTAGCCACGCTCCTGTTCGGCGGTCATCGTAAGCTGATTCCACAAGTGCATGAACTGTCCGTATTGACGGTCAATGCGCTGCCCTCCAATCTCAACCTCCACGTAATCAATCATGTTGAGACCCGGGTTGTCGATCCAGCGGGCGTAACCGGCATCGCGCGCCGAACCCTGCGCTTGATACGGCTTGCAGGCGTTGATCTGCGGGAGCACCACCTGAAGGTAGGTGCGGTAGGCAAGATCGCCATTGCGCGAGATAGTGCACTGCACACGGCGACCGAAGTCAGCCTGTCCATTGAAAGTCTGTTCAATAGATTCCATAGCGAAATTAGTGTGTCTGCGGTAGGTAACTTTCCAGAATGTGATCTGCGGATTCCCAGTCAGGTAAACGTCCTGGGCTCCGTAAGCGACAAGTTGCATCAATCCTCCTCCCATAGTGTTATAATATTGCTAAAGAAAAAAATTTTTACGATATCCCCCTTAATTAACTATTATTAATAATATTATTTAAATCAATATTCTCCTTCATGAATCGTTTGAGATATGAGTCTAAATAAACCTCTTTCTTACCTTCATGGTTTTTACTAAAAATATAGCAATTCGTTTTTTTTTTGATCGTCCATCCATTTTCTAAGGCATTAAATAAAAATGCCATTTTTTGCAATTTCACCATATTAATTTTTAAATCTGAAGACTTAATAGCAATATCCATCTAAATTATTGAGAGAAAAGGGATCATAAATATAAACCAATTATTATTAAGTTATTGCTTAATTAAATAATTAAAAAAATACATTTAATTATAACTATGCCGAATTTTAAGCCAAAGGCTAATAAAAAATTCAAAATGAACAAAAAGACGACAACATTGGATAGTAAACATAATGAAAAGATGCGTGAATTTGATAAAATAGAAAATAAATTAATTCCTGCATGGAAAGAAGAAAGGAGGAAATTAAGGTTGGCGAAAGATAAAGCAGAAAATATAGTTGATAAATTAAAGATGGCTGATACGATACAAGATTTGACTAAAAAAATTAGGAAAAATAGAAAATTGCGGAAATCTTATTTGTTGCAAAATTCTCAATATATTTTTGATTATTTTGAAAAAAAGAAAGAGGTATCTGCGGGAAATAGTAAAAAAAAAATATTACATTCTTTTTTTGATAAAAATGAAAAAAAATTACTGAGGAAGAAACAAGATGGGACTGACATTCAAAAGTATTTCGAGGCAGTCGATGAAAAGACAATTAATCTAGAGAACTATACATTATACCACAACATCTGTAAATGTGGGGGGGAGTTAGTGCCTGTTGATTATGAAGGAATATTGGTCTGTAAACAGTGTTATAAACAGACACAGTATCTTATTGAGCATGAAAAACCTTCCTATAAGGAACCGCCGAAAGAGGTTTGTTTTTATGCCTATAAGCGTATTAATCATTTCAGAGAAATATTGGCACAATTTCAAGCAAAAGAAACAACACAAATTCCTGAGGAAGTATTAAATAATATCAAGGCGCAAATTAAAAAAGAGAGAATACAACTTTCAGAAATTACAAATAGTAAAGCCAAGGATATTTTGAAAAAATTAGGATATAATAAATATTATGAGCATATTCCCTTTATAAAAGATAAATTAGGCATTAAACCACCAGTAATGAGCCAACATTTAGAAGATGTATTGTGTAATTTATTTATGGAAATCCAGCGTCCATATGCTGCCCATTGCCCTGATGATAGGGTTAACTTTTTGAATTATTATTATGTATTATATAAAATGTGCGAACTACTGGGAGAACATGAATTTTTACCTTATTTCCCCATGTTAAAGGATCCCGTAAAAAGAATAGAGCAAGACGAAATTTGGAAGAAAATCTGTAAAGAATTAAGTTGGGAATTTATATCTACAATATGATAAAAAGTTCTCTATCATATTACAGTAAAATGATTATTTAACGGCGCGGGAAGCCAACAAGGTTACCGCCAATACCGAAACCGGCGCCCGAGCGGGCAGCGACCGACATGCTTGGCACGTATGTGTCGAGGATGCTGAAGGTAGCAGCAGCTGTGAGCGCAATGAGAAGCACCTCATCGAGATTGAGGGCGCGTTTCGGGATCGCGTACGCGGCGACAGCAACCATGAATCCTTCGATCAAATACTTAATGGCACGCTTTACGAGTTCACCCAAGTCCAACATTCTATTGATTTCCTGAAGCATTATAAATAATAAGAAGAAAAAAATATATTATATAATTTCTAAACTTAAAATGAAATTATATAGTTGTGTATATATGGCTAAAGGATTCGCGAGAAAAGTGAATGACGATGGATCGAAAAATCCTAAATATGTTGATCTATTGGAAGAAGATCGCCCAATTTCGGGGCAAAAATTTGTGTGTGTGTCTTTTGTTTCCCCCGAAAATATTCTAAAGCAGAAATCACACTTTTTTTTTGAAGAATTCCTAAAACATTTTGATTTCACTAAATCTGTGGACAAATTTACGCAGTTTCTAAATTTCATAGCATACAAATATCATTTGGATTTTGATAAAGTAATGGAGGATTATAAGGAATTCATGAGAAGCGAAAAGGGGAAATTAAGTTGTGACGCAATATCCGACGATTACAAAACATTTTTAGATGCTAAAGAGGAAACCTTGGAAAAGGAATTTAATATCGCTCATAACTTTCAAACATCCACGCGGGGGCTGAAGATAAGGGGGACATATTCTACCCAAGAGGAGGCTGAGTTGAGAGCAAAAATGCTTAGAGAAGTAGATGCAAACCACAATGTATATGTGGGTCCTGTGGGCATGTGGATGCCCTGGGAACCAGAGGCTTATAAGACGGGGCGCGTCGAATATCTCGAGGAGGAATTAAACCAATTAATGAAGGAGAAAGACAATAATGATCGCCGCGCCAAGGATGAATTCGAGAAGCGTGTTAAAGATGCGAAACATAATGCAATTGCAGAAAATAAGAAATTAGCTAAAGAAACGGGCAATAAATTAACCCAAAATATCACAAAGGATGGCGAATTGGTGGGTATTGAAGGGATGAATACAATCGAAGCTAGCCTTGCCGCAAAAGGAGACAGTCTCAGCGCTGCTGATATTCGGGAAGAATTATTTACGGGCGAAAATATTCGCGTTAAGGGGGGCGAAACTGCAGTTGATGAATTTAAAAATCGCGATAAGAAATGGAATGCAGCAACGGCGATACAAAAAGTCTTTCGCAATAAAAAGAAGCAAGACGATAAAGAAAATTGATTAATTTTATTGGATATAAAATAAATATAGAGTTACAGTATGTCTAAAGATTCTCAAGATAATATCGCGACCAAGAAACAAAAAAAGACAAAACCCAAACGATGTTCCTTTGAAACGTGCAGGCGCAAATTGAAATTAACAGACATGGATTGCAGATGCCAAAAACGTTACTGTTCCTTTCATAGACTTCCGGAAAAACATTGCTGTGAATTTAATTTCAAAAATGAGACCGAAGAAGCATTCATGGAAAGGGTGGGGCTTGGTGGCGGAGTTCCTTGTAAAATGGAAGTGATATAAAGTCTATTATTATACATATATAATAATGGACAACGACTTAGATGTGGAAGATTTTTTTAAACATTGTACTTTCCCCGAATCTTTTTGGCATACCAATAATTCTATCTTCGATGTAAATGTACATTACAAGGAGGAATTCGTGGGAATGGTTTCATTTTCGAAAAACAATACTCGATGGTGGGAACAAGCAAAGAAAGATCATGTGTGGGCGCGGTGGACACCTACATTTAAGGATCCCGAAGAGTTATTATTGTATAAAATGAAACAAAGAAAAACGCTTATTGATAAACTTATGACAGCTGCAAAAAAAATTAAAGAATGCAATGAGCTTAAATAAACATATGATCTATAGTATATTATGTATAATCCTAAAAGAGTTCACAAAGAGATCATTAAGACTGCACATAAAAATAAATTATTGCAGCAGCAAAATGAGCCCGATATTACGTGGTGGCAACAATTCCTGCATTTGATAAGTTTCAAATGGGTATTCCCCCCTTTTGGATAATTACCATCTGCTTTTTTTAACATTAATTTTTGGACCTTTCTTCACAGCATTCGGGTCATATACTTCATTTTCATCATCCGAAACGATATCTTCTGAAAGCTGCCAAAACTCTTTAGAGCCCAATTTAAAATCATTATGTGGTTCTGCTTTATACCAAAATATTTGATCCTCTAATTTATTAGAACGCGCATTATTACTTATCACGAGACATTCATAATTTTCTGTACATTGATCCATAACTTGACAAAAGGATTCGAACGTGGGAAACATACCCGCATAGTTTTCATAAATTCTCTTTCGATTGGTAATATAAGGTTCCCGTAAAATAAAGGTATAATCAATATTGGTGCGCAGATTGGGTGGGACACCCAGCGGATACTGCATGGTAATGACTGTCATTATCTTCCAATGACGACCATTCATGAATAATAATCGCATCATTTTATCTCTCGCCCAACTATTATCCCAAAGACAATCATCCAGAATTACAAAAGCCCTTCCATCTATGTTAGAGCGACCATAGGATTCCTTCTCTTTTTTGATTTGCTTCAATACCATCTTTTGCCGTTTTAACACATTTTCGATAATTGCTGTATTATATTCGTCGTGGATGAATAATTTTGGAACGTGATGTGCATAAAAGCCATTGCCAGATTCTGTTCCCGAAATAACAGTTCCAATAGGAATGTCCTGATGATAATAAAGAAGATCTCTTACCAAAAAACTCTTTCCTGTATCACGCCTTCCAATGAAGACGATAACGGGACCATTATTTTCATTTGCATTGAATGAAATATTCTTCATATCAAATTTTTTTAATTCAAGATTCATTACTTTGATTTAAGAATATAAAAGGTATGGAAATACGCAACAAATGATAAATTTTTTATTTTACTTATATTATTAAATGTTTTCTATAAATTATGTCAAAAATAAAAATGCGCACATTTTAGCTACTTTAGATGATATTTCTAAAATACAGAATTATGTGCCTTTATACAAGGAATTTTTTTCATTGAATGCAACTAATTTTAATAGTATCAATCTAAATCACAAATGGCATATAACAGAATTTGTCCAAAAAAATGACGAAAACAAATACATTTGTACAATAAAAAATGAAGAGCAGAAGAAAAAAGTTCCCTCTTTCTTTAAATTTTCACCATTGGTTGATCCCATAAAATTTTTGGTAGGCAAATATAGAAAAAAAACTGTTGATGTTCTCCCTTCTTTAGAGAAAACGGAGGGCTTTTCTAAATTAAACAGATCAAATAATGCAGCTTATGTTGATAGTTTCTTTTCCTTTTTGAGTAGCAAAGCTATACATACGCACGGATTTTATCATGGGGTGGATTTTTATGGATCCTTTTTAGCAATAAAGGATCATTTTCATTATAATATTGCCGATGATATAGATTACTTATGTGAATCGGAGTTTTTTCAAAAAAACAAGGGTGATAAATTTAGCATTGATAGTGCTTACGAAGAGCTTTTTTCTAGCTTTAATACTCGAAATTATAAACGGCGACTGAAATTGGGCGATAGCTTAAAAGTAGCCCTTGACGATACCTCACCTTTAGACGAAAAATCTTTAAATGAAGTGTTTATCGCTGATGACATTT